GCGCGCGCCCGAGGACGGGCGCGAGCCGGCGAACGCGCCCGAGGACGGGAGCGCCACGAAGAACGAAGGCGCGGCCTGAAGGCCGCTTGAACGAGAGGAGAAGCGAGATGTCCCTTCAGGTCCAGTTGAAGGAGGCGCGTGAGCGCCTCGGCAGGGCGCAGACCGACGCGCGCGAGATCGGCGTCAAGCTGACCGACGCGGAGCTCAAGGGCGACGCCGAGGCGGCGGCGCTCAAGGAGCAGTTCGACAAGGTGATGAAGGACGTGGAGGTCTTCGCCTCCGCGCTCCAGCGCACCGAGCAGCTCATCGCGGCCGAGCAGCGGGCGAGCGAGGTGATCAACGGCCTGCCCAACGACCCCAGCGAGGCGTACCGCGAGGGCGGCAGGGCCGAGCGCGGCGTCGTGTCGAAGGAGACGGCCGAGCGCTTCGCGGAGGGGATCAGCGAGTGCCAGAACACCTACTTCCGCCACGGCGCGTCGCACCCCGCCTACATCACGGCGCTGGAGAAGCTGAAGGCGCAGACGACCACGCTGAAGCCCGAAGAGCGGCAGGCGCTCGTCGGCTCGATCGGCACGCTCGGCGGCGCGCTCGTCACCGAGGACTTCAAGGCCGAGGTCATCAAGAACATGGCGGGCATCAGCGTCGCGCTGGCGTCGGGCGTGCGCGTCGTGCCCTGCTCGTCCAACACGCTCGTCTTCCCGTCGATCGTCGGCGGGACCGACCCGTGGTCGACGGGCTACTCGGGGACGTGGCGGCCGGCCGGCGCGGTCGGCACCGACGGCACCGCCCCCACGGTCCAGAACCAGCCGACGTTCGGGCAGGAGCGCATCCCCGTCCACGAGTGGCAGCCGGACGCGGTCGTCGTCGACCCGTCGCTGCTCGAGGACGCCGCGGTGCCGCTGGAGTCGATCCTGCAGGAGGCGATCGCCGAGACGCAGGCGCTCGACTGGGACTACGCATTCCTGCGCGGAGACGGCATCGGCAAGCCGCGCGGCATCTTCGACTACATCGGCACGGGCGTGTCGTCCGTGAAGACGGGCGACGCCTCGCTGATGACCTACAACGGGCTCATCGACCTCATGATGACCCTGCCCGCGCAGTACCGCGAGGGCGCGGTCTGGTACATGAAGTCGCTGACCTTCGGCGCGATCCTGAAGCTGAAGGACTCCGCGAACAACCCGATCATGTACGCGGGCCAGATCCCCGGCACGCTGTTCGGGAAGAAGGTCTGGATGACCGAGCACCTGCCGTCGGTCGCTGCCTCGGCGTACCCGGTCCTCTTCGGCAACCCGCGCTACTACGTCGTGGCCTCGCGCCGCGACCTGCGCGTGCAGCGGCTCATCGAGCGCTTCGCGCCCAACGTCGCGTTCCTGCCGACCGCGCGCGTCGGCGGCGCGCTCGTCCGCACCGTCGCGTTCCTCGCGCAGAAGGTCGAGGCGTAACAGCGACCGCCTGAAGGCCAGCAGCGAGGATTGGTCCGGCCCTCGCTGCTGGCCCGTAGCTCAAGCCCGGACCCTGCAACTCGTCGGGACTGCCGGCAAGGCCGCCCGACGACTCGAAAGGTCCGAAGCTCATGTCACAGCCCGCCACCGGCGGCTCCAGCGTCAACCGCGATCTCGGAGCCAAGCTCAAGGCCGTCCAGTCCATCACCGCCATCGTCGGCAACAACACGACCGAGGGGACCGGCGTCGCGGTCGACCTCAAGGGGTACGAGGGCGCGCTCGTCCTCTTCAACATCGGCAACTCGCTCGACACGCTCTCGGGCTCGGTCTACGTCACACTGTCGGTGCAGGACAGCGACAACGGCTCGACCGGCTGGGCCGACCTCGCCTCGACGAAGTACCGCATCGACGAGGGCTCGCTCCTCATCGACGACCCCGCCGAGGACAGCATCCAGACGGCGGTCACCGTGCTCGCGGGCGCGGGCGTGAAGCGCTACATCCGCCCGCTGATCACCTTCACGGGCACCCACACGAACGGCTTCCCCATCGGGGCGACCGTCATCAAGGGCTTCCCGCGCGTCGAGTCGGCCGCCTAGTAGCGCTCCATGACGGGGGTCGGCGGCGGCTGAGCCGCCGGCCCTCGTGCTCGGGAGAGGGATCATGGCGACCTACGACGCGGTCACGCTGATCGAACTGAAGACGGCGCTGTCGATCGACGGCACCGCCGAGGACGTGAGCCTCGCCCGCCTGATCTCCGCGACGACGCTGGAGGTCGAGCGGCTGCTTGGTACGCAGTTCGTCATCCGCGAGGTCGTCGAGGAGCACGAGGGCGGCGAGCGCCGCATCTACCCGCAGGTGCTCCCGATCGTCGCTGTCTCCTCCGTCGTCGATCCTGCCGGCAACGCCGTACCGTCCGACCAGTACGTCGTGCGGCGGAAGCGGTGGCTGGAGCACTGGGGTCACTTCCCGCTCGCCTTCAACTCGGCGGGCCAGCAGACCGACTACACCGTGACCTACACCGCCGGGCATTTCTCCTCGACGAGCGCCGTCGCGCCCGACGTGAAGGACGAGATTATCCGCGCGCTCGGGACGCTGCGCGAGGCCCCGGCCGCCGGGGTGAACTCCGTCGGCGTCGGCGACCTCTCCATCTCCTACGCGGCCGCACCCGAAACGTCTTCGCCCGCCATCGCGGGCGCGGCGGCCGCGCTTCATCGCTATCGTGGAGTGCTCCTGTGATCCACATCCTTCAGCGCGCGAAGGTCCATGCGCTCGCTGCCGTCGCCGTGCCGGGCGCGGGACTCGCCGTCGCGGCGAACGAGCCGTCGCTCCAGCCTGCGACGCCGCAGGACGTGCTGGTCGTCCTCGGCGGCTTCATCGTCGTCGTCGCTGGAGCGCTGGCGCTCGCCTTCGTCCGCTGGCTGAACAAGGTCGAGCACAACGTCCCGCGTGACCCGGACCGCCTCTCCGATTCCGTGCGCCACGTCCATCGCGAGGTCGAGGGGCTGCGTAACGACGTGCGTGGCATCGACCGCCGCGTCGCCCGGATCGAGGGCAGCCTCGTTGGACTCGTTGTGGTCGAAGAGAAGGAGCACCGCGGATGACGACGCCCGAGATCGTGACCTTCGAGCAGCACGCACTTCCGCTCATCAACACCTTGCTCATCCTGCTCGTCGCGCTCGTCTTCTACCACCGCTCGCGGCAGTGGACCGGCATCTCGCAGAACGCGCGGATCGAGAAGCAGGACGCGCGGCTGTCGATCGCGGAGGCGAACATCCGCAGCCTCCGCGCCGACATGGAGTACTTCTCGAGCACCTATCAGGAGACGCTCGAGGAGGTGCTGAAGGAGGTCCGCTCGATCACGCGCAACGGCGCGAAGGAACACGCGATAGAGGCGCGGCTGACCGCGCTGCAGGATCAGGTCATGGCGATCGAGCAGGACGTGACGGGGCTCCCGTGTTTCGTGGGGTCGAAGCTCCTGTGCCAGCAGGACAAGGTGGGGGGAAAGGGCTGATGCCGCTGCCGGGCGCGATCCTCGCGCAGATGCGGGACACGGTGACGGTGACGCTCGCCGGGGCGAAGGACGCCTACGGCGAGGCGGCCGCCGGCTCGTCCGTCGCCTCGCGCGCTCGCGTGACGCACGCGCGGACGGGATCGCAGAGCACGAGCGGCGAGGACGTGCTCACGTCCTACACAGTCCTCATGCCCGACGTGGCGGGCTTCACAATCGACGCCACGCTGACGCTCGACGACGGGCGCGTCTATCCGGTGAAGTCGTTCACGCGGCCGGCGTGGCCCGACGGCACGCGGCACCTGCGGGTGGTGCTCTGATGGCGGCCGTGCGGGCGAGCCGCGTCAGGCGGTCCGTCGGGACGGTGAAGCCGCGCTCTTGGGGGAAAAAGTACCCCGGGCGTGGCGGCGACACCGGGGCCGCCGCGTTCCACATGAGCATCGTCAACCTCAACTCGTTCCTCGACTCGATCGACAGCGACTGGCGCGACGCGAAGGATGAGGCCGTCGAGGCGCTGCGCGACGCGCTGAAGCGGAGGGTCCTCACGAGGTCGCTCGTCCTGTGCCCCATCGAGACGGGAGCCCTTCGCGCGAGCGCGTGGGTGGACGCCCTCTACGCGAACGGGAGGGTCTCCGGGTCGGTCGGCTACGACACCGACTACGCCCGCTTCGTTCACGAGAACCCCTATGCCTACCACGCGCCACCGACGCAGTGGAAGTTCTTGGAAATGCCGCTGCGCGAGTACGGCCCGCTGGTTGCCGAGGACGCGGCGAGGGCGATCCTCGCGGAGTTCGACTGATGCTGCTCGACGAGATCGCGGCTCACCTCGAGGCGGAAGGGCTCGGCGTCGTGAAGACGGCGGCGAACGACCCGGCATGGCCGATCCACAAGGGTGGCCTGTACCCCGGCACGCAGGCGCACCCGCACGATGCGATCGGCATCATCGAGTCGCCGGGCGGGAGGCCGCTGGATGAGATGGGGGCGGAGGTGGGTGCCGTGGCGGCGGAAGAGGCCGCGTTCGTCGTCCATGTCCGGTCGGCGTCCTACGCCACCGCCAGATCGAAGGCTGGCGCGGCGTGGGGGAGGCTTCACAAGTTCGCCGGCACGCTCAGCGGGGTGCGGTACCTGCTGATCGAGGCGACGCAGTCGCCTTTCCCGCTCACGCGTGACGACGCTGGTCGCTGGATCATCGCGTGCAACTTCAACGCGGCAAAGGAACTCTCATGAGCCTGCAACTTCAGGTCCGCGCGATCAGGGCGACCGCGGCGTCCCTCCTCACGCAGCTTCAGCTGCTCGAAGAGGCGATGGCCGTCTCGTCGTCGACTGCGTGTGATCACCCGCCGGGCGAGCGCGATGGTGGTGTGGCGACGTTTGATGTGCCGGGGCGCTGGATGTGCAGGCGGTGCGGCTTCATCGGCGGCGAGAGGGCCGCAGAGGAGTAAGCGATGGCTGTCGAGAGGTTCACGGACGCCGGCATCTACTACAACGGCTGGAACCTGACGGGCCAGTCCAACAAGGTGGCCTTGATGCGGAAGGTCGCGATGCTCGACACCTCCGTCTTCGGCGTCGAGACGCGCATCAATTCGCCGGGGCAGGACGAGACGGAGGTGAGCGTCAGCGGGTGGTGGTACGCGCAGGATGTCGTCGGCACGCAGGCCCCCGACCCCAACCTCTTCAACAAGCTCGGCGACCCCGAGGGGCGGCCGTTCCTGCTGACGGCGAAGGCGAGCGTCGATCTCAGCCCGTCCTACTTCTTCCCGGTCGTCGAGTCGGCCTTCAACTTCTTCGGGGCCTTCGGCGAGCTGGCCCCCTTCGACGCGACCTTCAACTACTCGGCCTACGGGCCGTCGGGCACGCGGGTGCCTCACTGCCGCGGCGTGCTCGGGCTGCCGCTCGCCGCGCGCACGAGCGCGACGGGCAACGGCACCTACCAGCAGCTGACGCCCGCCTTCGGCTCTGGCGACTTCCTCGTCCTGTGCGTCCACCTCATCTCGACCGACGCGACGACGGTGACCTTCGAGGTCGAGTCGGACGACAACACGGGCTTCTCGTCGCCGACCTCGCGCCTTTCGTCCGGTGCGCTCACGAGCGGCGGGAGCTACATCGGGTCACTGCAGGGGCCGATCGCGACCGACACCTACTTCCGCGTGAAGTACACGCGCTCGGGCGGCACGACGTTCACCGCCGTGGCGGCCTTCGGGAAGACGACCCCGGCGGGCCTCGGCGTTTAGGAAAGGAGACAGGAAGCCATGGCGGTCACCAAGTTCTACGATGCGTGGGTCTACATCCTCGGCACCGGCACGCCGCCGACCGCGGGGGGCACGCAGCTGCCGCACGTCCACTCCGTTTCGATCACGCGGTCGAGCGACATGCTCGACATCTCGGAGATGGGCGTCACCACGAAGATCAACCTGCCCGGCCTCAACGAGTGGTCGGTCGACGTGGAGTGCCTGCAGGACTTCGCGGGCTCCTCGCAGATCGACGCGCTGCTCGACGGGCGCTACGGGCAGGGGCCGTTCAACATCGCGATCAAGCCGTCGAGCGGCGCGCTCGGCTCGGGCAACCCCGTCTTCTACGGCTCCTGCGTGCTCGAGTCGTACAACCCGATCGACGGCGGCGTCGGCGAGGCGATCATGGTCAAGGCGTCGTTCCAGTGCGCCGGCAACCTGAACCGCGCGACCGTGTAACACGACTCCCCCTCTCCCGGGGGCCGGCGATAGAGGGAGCGGCTTAGTGGGGCCGCCGTGGCGGGACGGGGCAAGCCCGCCGTAACCGCGCGCAGACCGCGCGAAGGAGGACTCGATGCGTGACCCGTACCAGATGAAGCTCGCGCACGGCGAGGTGCTCGACCTCACCTACTCGTTCAAGGCCATCCGCCACTTCGAGAAGATCACCGGCGGCAACTTCTTCGGCGATTCCGCGAGCGGCCGGATTGGTGCCGACTACCTCGTCGCCGGGATCGCGGCCGGGCTCCTCGCCGGCAACCCGCGCGTCAAGGTGGAGGATGTCGAGTCGGCCATTGAGAAGCACATGGCCGCTGGCGGCGACCTGCCGACCCTCATCAACGACCTGATGGAGGCGCTGAAGCGCAGCGGCGTCCTCCGCGGGAGCCAAGAAGACCGCCCTCCCCTGCCGGCGGAAGACGCCGGCAAGTAGAGGATCCATGCGTGCTGGCGAACAACCACTCGTTCGCGTGGCGCGTCGCTGTCGAGCATCTCGGGGTGGGGTGGGCCGAGTTCGACGAGATGACGCCGCTGGAGCTTTCGTGGCGGCTGTGGGGCGAGCGAAGGAGAAGGAACCGCCGGGCGATGCACCTCTCTTGGGCGGTCAGTAGCGTGATGGCACCGCACCTCTCGAAGAGCGACCAAGGCCGCACGACCCCCCGCGCCCTCTTCTTCGGGCTGACCTCAGGACAGCTCGACGAAGACGAGATCCCCGACTAAAGGAGGGAACGCTCCAGTGGATGCCCTTGAGGTACGCCTCGACCTCGACACCCGCGACTTCCTCTCTGGCCTGAACAAGGCCAAGAGCGAGTCGAAGGCGTTCGACTCCATCCTCGGCGGGATCGGGCTGGGCTTCGGGTCAGCGATCACGCAGGGGGCGATGAAGGTCGCGGGCAGCCTGTTCAGCGTGGGGCAGGCTGCCCTCGGTGCGGCGGCCGAGGCTCAGGAGTCGGAGAACCTCTTCGAGGTCAGTTTCGGTGAGATGGCGGCGGCGGCGAGGCGCTGGTCCCAAGAGATCCAAAAAGCGACAGGGCTTAACGAGTACGAGCTTCGCAAGAACGCCGGGATGCTCTACACGATGACGCAGAGCATGGGGCTGACGAAGCAGTCGGCCTTCGAGATGTCGACCGGGATGACGAAGCTGGCCGGCGACATGGCCTCGTTCTACAACCTGCCGATGGACGTGGCCTTCAACAAGCTGCGATCAGGGCTCGTCGGGGAGATGGAGCCGCTGAGGCAGCTCGGCATCCTCGTCGACGCCAACACGGTGAAGCAGACCGCCTACGCCATGGGGATCGCGCGCGTGGGCGAGGAGCTAACGGAGCAGCAGAAGGTTCAGGCGCGGTATCAGGCCATTCTCAGCCAGACCGGCAAAGCGCAAGGCGACCTCGCGAGGACGATGGACTCGCCGGTCAACCAGCTGAGGCTCCTCAAGGAGCAGACGAAGAACCTCCAGATCGCTATGGGGGAGGCGCTGCTGCCCGTCATGCAGCTTGTCCTGCTTCAGCTCTCGAAGCTCGCGAAGTTCCTCCTCGACAACAAGGACGCCATCAGGATCGGGCTGACCGAGGGAATCCGCTTCGCGCTCACCTTCATCGTCGAGTTCATCGCCCGGATCTTGGAGATGCGGTCGACGTTCGCGGGGGCCTTCGCGGCGATCAATGAGACCGGCCGCGACGCTGCCCGCATGCTCGCGAAGTTCGCCCCGACCAAGGGCCTGAAGGATCACTTCACTGCGCTCGGCGATTCGATGTCGATCGCTGCGGTCGAGAACCGCAACCTCCAAAAGGAGACCGACGCTCAGATCAAGTCTATGCGCGAGGGCGTGATCGCCTTCACGTCGGGGATGGGTGCGGCGAAGCAGTACGCGAGCGCCATGGCCGAGGCCGGGGTGGCGACCAGCAACGCGACCGTCCAGACGAAGGAGCAGATCAAGCAGGCGAAAGAGATCGCCAAGCTGATGGACGGGCTCGCGCAGCGGGACAAGATCGCCTCGCTGCGGGCACCGTTCGCGTCGGTCGCGAAGACGATCTCGCCAGAGTACCTCAGGCAGTTCGACATCGAGCACCTCTTGGGCAAGGCGCAGTCGACACTCTTCAAGGACGGCAAGGGCACCGCGCTCGACTCGATTGCGCCCATCGTCAAGACCCTGTCGACAGAGAGCCAGAAGTACCTCGACGCGATCACGAAGAAGACCTTCAAGTGGGAAACGCTCCTGCAGGGCGTGTCGCTGCTCGCGGGCGCGATAGGCGGAAAGTTCGGCGACGTGGCGCAGGTCATCGGCAACATCACGCAGAGCTTCAAGGGGTGGGAAAAGATGGACCCGGCGGCGCGCTTCGGTGCCATCGCTGGGGGTGTGGGGCAGATCGGCGGGCTCATCGGCGGCACGGCTGGCGCGGGCATTCAGGGTGCCGCCGGCGGCGCGATGGCGGGCTTCTCGATCGGCGGGCCGATCGGCGCGGTCGTCGGCGGGATCGGGGGGCTCATCGGCGGCATCTTCGGGAACAAGAAGAAGAAGAAGGAGGAGGAGCGCAAGCGCAAGGAGGCCGAGGCCGCGGAGAAGAAGCGGCGGGAGGAGGAGGCAGAGCAGCGCCGCGTCGCCGGCTACGACACCGCCGCGAGCGGGATCACGAAGATGATCACGTCGCTCAAGCCCGCGACCGAGGCGGGGGCGATGGCGCAGGCGGGGCTGTTCTCCTCCGTCTTCTGGGCGACCGTCAAGGAGAAGGGGCTCGTCGCCGCATCGAGCGCGCTCGGCGAGGCGTTCAAGAAGCTGACCGAGGGCGCGAGCGAGGCGATGCTGGCCTACCTCGCTCCGATCCAGCAGCAGATGAACCTCGCGACGAGCGAGGCGTTCGCGGGCGCGACCGAGGGCGCGGTCGGGCTGGCGCAGGCGCTCAAGGGGATGGCCGACATGGGGGTCATCTCGATCACCGACCTCTCGAATGCCAGCATCGTCGCGACCGACCAGTACAATCAGGCTCTCGCGGCGGCGCAGGCGCAGGGGCTCGAGGGCGCGGCGGCGCAGCAGGCGGCGATCCGCGCGGTCGGCCCGGCCATCTCCGAGATCATCGCGCAGTACCAAGCGCTCGGCATCCCGCTCGACGAGAACCTCCTCAAGCTCAAGGAGACCGCCGAGGCGAACGGGATGGCGTTCAAGGAGGATCCGCTCGTCCGCGCGGCGAACGCGATGGAGCGCGTCGCGGCGGCTCTGGAGCGCGCGTACGGTGGCGCGAAGGGCCTCGCCGACGAGATCGGCCGCGGCGCGAACGCCTCGCACCAGTACCGCGTCCCAAGCTATGGCGGCGGCGGCGGCGACTACATGGGCGGCGAAGAGGTCGCGGCGGCCGAGGGCTACAGCGGATGGGTAAACAAGCCGACGCGGTTCCTCGCCGGTGAGTCGGGGCCGGAGTTCGTGTCGGTGACGCCGCGCGGCGAGACGCCCCCGGGGGCGAACGTCAGCGCGGCGCAACCGATGGTCTACTCGCCCGTCATCAACATCACGCAGGAGAGCGCGGTGCAGACGGTCGAGGGGCAGCGCGCCTTCGGGCAGTACGTCACGGCGGCCGTCGAGCGGGCGCTCGATCAGAACTACCGCGGCTTCCTCACGCGCTTCGAGGAGCTTGCCCGCAAGGCGAAGTAGCGCATGGGCAACCTGAACGCCTCGATGCTCGCCGAGCTTCAGAGGGCCTCGCCGTCCGTCCTGTTCCTGCTACGCCTCGACCTGCCGTCTGGCGCGCGCTACTACTCGGAGCCCGGCGGGCTCGTCTCGGGCACCGGGCTGTACGAGCCGCGCGTGCTGACGTGGGGGCCGATCTCGAAGTCGACGAACTACCGGCAGAGCACGCTGGAGCTTCCATCGACCGAGGTCGTGCTCGACGACACGGACGGCGACCTCTCGCGGCGCTGGCTCGGCAGCGAAGGGCGCACGATGCGCGGCTCGACGGCGACGATCTACCTCGCCTCGCCGAACGTCGCGGCGGCGAACTGGTACACCGCCTTCGTCGGGCGGATCGACTCGATGTACCAGCCCGCTCCGCTGACGTGGAGCGTGCAGCTGGCATCGCTCGACCTGCCGCTGCGGCGCGAGACGATGCCGCGCGCCGTGATCTCGCTCGGCGACTGGCCGAACGCCGACCGCTCGGAGTTGAGCAAGCCGATCCCGATCATCTACGGCACCGTCTCCTCGGCGCAGATGACGGAGCTTGGCGCGGTGAAGTGCCTGTACGTCGATCGCACCGGCTTCCGCTACGTCGTCTGTGCGGGGATCGCGAAGTCGGTCGTGGCCGTCTTCTCCGACGGCGTTCGCAAGACGCTGACGACGGACTACACGGTCACGAACCCGGTGGTGAACGGGCGGGTGTACACGGTCGTCGACTTCGTTGCCGATCAGGGCACGAAGCCGATCACGGCTGACGTGAAGGGTATGGAGTCGGTGGGCGACGGCAGCGGGACGCTCATCTCGAATCCCGCCGACGTACTGGCGCACGTCCTCAACAACTGGGTCTACTCCGACTACCGCAGCGGAGCGTGGTCCTCGACGGCGATGGTCGAGACGACGCGGCTCGCCGCGCTCTCGTCCTACTTCTCAGCGCGAGGCGTCGAGGCGTCGGTCCACATCGGCTCGAAGACGACGGGCATCAGCTTCATCTCGCAGTTCCTCGAGTCGTACCAGCTGAAGGCGTGGTGGGAAGCCGACAAGATCGCGCTCGGCGTCGATGACCCGACCGACTTCTCCGCGCCCTACGTGCTGCGCTCCGACGAGGTCGACGGCTGGCGGCTCCAGTTTCCGACCGCCGACGCCATCGACCGCATCGACGCCTCCTATGCCTACTTCGACAGCGACTCCAGCTACCGGCAGTACCTGACGGTGCAGGATCTCCAGACGGGAGAGGGCGCGCCGGAATCGCTCGACCTTCGCTACTCGGCGGCCTTCATCTAGCACCCAATGCCTACCATCTACTCCGAGGTCACCTACACCGACGGCGGCGGCAGCGGCACGTGGTTCGGCTTCGCCGCCACCTATCCTGACGGCATCGCGGCGAACGACTCGTCGGACGTTCGCACGGACGGCTCGGTCGCGGGCTACTCGCGGGGGCACTACTACACCTTCACGGGGCTGCCGACCTACTGCGGCATCAATTGGGCCTACGTCGGCGGTGGCGGCAGCAACGGCTCGGGCGCGACGCTGACGATGTACCTCGGCGGGCAGGCGGTGCAGGTCGTGACTGGCACCGGGGCGTACACGATCGGCGGCTACGTCTACGGCCTGAGCCGCAACGCGGCGGCGAACATCGCGTCGCAGTGCTACTGCGCTGGCAACGGCAACAGCAATCCATCGACGATCAACCACATGCCAGTCACGATCTCGTGGGACTACCTGCCGCTGCTCTCGCTGACCGCGAACGACGTCACGAACTACGCGCCGACCTCCGTCACGCTCAACGGCCAGTACAACGCGAACGGCGACGGCGGCTCGCAGTGGCGGCTCGTGTACAAGGAGTTCACGGCGGGCTCGTTCGACGCGCCGTCCTACACCTCCGCGCCGGGGCAGACCGGGACCGTCACCTGCTCGCGCAACCTGACGGGGCTCACGCCGGGCACGACCTACCTCTACAAGGTGCAGGCGCTCAACAGCGGCTCGGTGCTTTACGAGTCGCCCGAGCGGAGCTTCCAGACGAACGCCGGTACGCCGGCGCAGAACAACCGCATCCGCGAGATCCTGACCCGCCGGCTGTGGACGCTGCGCCGGCCGCGCGCGCTGCTGGAGATCACCGCGCCGCTCTCGATCCTCGACGCGAACGTGCTCGATCGCGTCGCCGTCGAGAGCCCGATCGGCCCGACGCCGAGCGGCATCGGCTGGAGCGGCGGTGCGGAGTGGAAGCGCCGCGTGTTCTCGATCCAGCGCATGGAGATCGACGTGCACGCGCAGGTCGTCCGGCTGCTCCTGCTCGACCGTCGCGAGCTTGACGTGCGGCTCTACGACACCGGGATGACCTCGCTCGCGAACCTCTCGGGGCTTGACCTCGAGCGCGACAACGGCGTCGCGCGTCTCGCGCGCGGGGCCGCGCGCACCTACACGCGCACGGGGAAGTCGTGGGTCGCCAATCCGACTGACCCGACGAAGGTCATCGAGTGCAGCGCGGCGACGCCGGCCATCACGAGCACGGGCGAGTTCTTCGAGGCGTCGCGGACCAACTACCTGCTGCGCTCCTCGGGCGTGTCGGGGATGACGGGCCTATCGACGAGCGGCACCGGCACCAACGGCTCTGCGGTTGCCGCCGACACCGCCGTCCTTCTCTTCAACCCGGAGTCCTCGCCGAGCAGCATCAAGCTCACCGCCGGCTCGCCGCACACCGTCACCTTGGCCGTCTGGCTGCCGACGAGCGCGTCGATCACCGCGAACTCGGTCTGCGTGCTCTCGATCGACCACGCCGAGGACTCCGGCGCGGGGCTCTACTTCACGATGCGCCGCAACGCCGACAACTACTGGTACAACGCGGGCAGCAACTCGTGGCAGGCGAGCGAGATCCAGAACACGCTATCCAACGTGACGAGCCCGAACGAGGCGAGCCGCTACGTCTCGTCGCCGTTCTCCATCGGCGCGGCGAACTCGACAGTCCTCTTCGGGGTCGGCTTCCTCGGCGGCGGCACCGCCGGGCGCATCGGTCGTCTCTTCCACGCGCAGCTTGAGGTCGGCGGCTACGTCGGCACGCGCATCATCTCCGACGCCTCGTCCGTCACGCGCGGCGCAGCGACGCTCGCTTACGACGTGACGACCACCGCGAAGGTCTACGACCCGACGGTGGGCACCTTCTTCGCCGAGGTCATCCCGACGTGGAGCGCCTCGCAGCTCGGCGGCAGCGACAAGCGCTACGTCTACCACATGGAGACGAACGGCGGCGCGGACTACGACGCGCTCTACTACGACCGCGCGTCCTCGGCGTGGCGCTTCGAGCGCAAGGTCGGCGGCTCGACCTACATCGCCTCGCGCGCGGCCTCGCCCGTCGCCGGGACGACGTACCGGCTCGCTGCGCGCTGGACGAGCAGCGCTGGCGAGCTTGACCTTTCGGCCTACTCGATCAGCGTCTTCGTCGATGGCGCGAAGGGCACCGACGCGACGAGCGCTGCGCCGACCTTCACGAGCCCCGAGACGCTCCGCATCGGCAGCAACGGCTCCGGGGCGAGCCAGTTCGACGGGCGCATCCGCGAGCGCCGCGTCTTCCCGCACGCGCTCCTCGACGCCGAGATCGGTAGGCTCCCGTGATCCAGCGCGTGCAGATGAAGACGCACAAGCAGAGCCTCATCTCCGACTTCACCGTCACGCTCGATGCGCCCGTCACCGCTGGCAACCGCGTCGTCTTCCTCGTCGGCAACTACGCTTCCGACCTCGACGGCGAGACGTTCGCCGAGGATCTCACGCAGGCCGGCGGCACCGCGACCATCGGCACCGTGACGAAGGACGGCGTGCAGTCCGACGGCGACGTGGTCTACTCGACCGCGTTCTCGGTGCCGATCACGGGCAGCGGGACGCTCTCGCTCAACCTCGAGTTCAACACCGGCAATCAGACCGTGCTCGCGGTCATGGCCGAGTACAGCGGGATCGACAACGCCAGCCCGGTGGTCGGCTACGGTGGCTACACGACCTACGGCGCTTCGCCCTTCACGACCTCGGTGACGAGCCCAACGAACGGCGGGCTGTTCCTCGGCGTCCTCGGCCTGATCGAGGGCGGCGACATCTCGATTTACGAAGACGCACCGTACAACCTCCTCTTCGAGGAGGAGCACGGCGCGACCAATCACGTCGGGTCGTTCATCGAGCGTATCCCAACGGAGGAGACGACCGACACCGCGTCGTGGACACTGGGGCACGAGGTCAACTGGACGGCGCTGCTCGTCGTCTACCGCGCGGCGACTGGCGGCGAGGATGTGTCGTACACGCCGCCGGCCGTGGCGACCACGGTCGTTCTGGAGGAGCGGGTGGCGGCGACGGAGAGCCTCGCGCTCGCGACGGCCGACGACCTCACCGAGCAGGTGTCGTGGCTGCTGACGCAGGTGGCGCTGCTGACGGCGAGGGTCGACGCTCTCGGTGAGCGGACGAACACGCTCGCCGGTCTCTTCTTCGGCCACGCGCTGCTCGGGGCCGCGGCTGGCGTCACCGCGACCGCGACGCTGACGATCACGTCCGCGACTGCTACCCTTGGCGCGTCCTCGGGCGGGCTGTTCATCGGGCCAGCCACCGTCGAGGGCGCGGCGGCGCTCGACGCGACGAGTGACCTCGCGGCTGACGCGCAAACGGAGGCTCCCTGATGCCGTACTACTTCGCAGCCGGCGAGCACATGAACCTGCTGGGCCGGGCGAACGCGGTTGCGACCTCGCCGTCGGCGGCATCGTCCTTCCCGGTGGCGAACCTGTACGACTCGCGCCCGTCGCGCCCGACGCTGCTGGGCAGCAACGCGGCGAACCCCTCGATCACGTTCGACCTGACGGCCTTCGCGCCCTCGGGGCCGGGGACGAAGACGATCACCGTCCGCGCGGGCGAGCGGCGGCGGCTCACGTCGACGGGCACGACCTCGATCACCGTCCGCAACCTCGCCACGCTGAAGTACCTGACGAGCGGCGGCGCGTGGCAGACGGGCTCGACCACGTGCATGACGACGGCGACCTCGCTCGACTACCAGATCGAGAGCTTGACGGCGTGCCAGCAGCCGACGATGAGCCTCCAGATCGTCATCACGAACGGGACGAGCGTCGTCGATCACCCGCGCTGGAATGCCCTCGTCGTCGCGGGCCACAACCTCGACACCGGCCTGACGTGCGAGCTTCGGAGCAGCACCGACAACTTCTCCGGGTCGAACGTGCTGGAGGTGACGGGCACGATCCTGCGCCCGAGCTTCTACATGATCGACACGGGCGGCATCGCGAACCGCTACGGCCGCCTCCTGCTGACCGGGACGAACAGCGCGACGCCGTGGTTCGGCGAGGTCGTGCCGTGCTGGCTGGAGACGGCCGCGGGGATGCACATGGCGGCGGGCTACTCGCTCGCGTACAAGGAGCAGCAGATCCGCAACGAGAGCCGATGGGGGATCTCGAACGTCTACAACCTGCTACCGTCGCCGCTGCGCGTCGTCAGGCTCACCTTCCGCGCGACCAGCACCGCGGCGGCCGAGCTTCGCGACGGCATCGTGCTGCGCGGGCGCGGGGGCGCGCACCCGATGATCGTGGCCCCGATGTCGACCGAAGGGGTCGTCGTCTACGGCCGGCTGTCGGACTCGTGGACGGAGCGCCGCGTGCTGCCGACCGTCTTCGAGACGGACCTCGTCGTTTCCGAAGACCCGATCGTGGTCCCGCTGTCGTAGGAGGGAAAATGGAGAAGGTGTCGATCCGCTTCGAGAACGGCGTGCTCGACGTGCGCGACGAGACGGGGGCGCGCATCGCGACGCCGCGCGTGACGGTCTACCTCGTCACGGGCAACGACGTGCCCGTCGCGCTGCTCGACGTGGACGGGTTGAAGCGCGAGGTGCACGTCACCTCGTTCATGGTGCCTGCGGCCGCGCCCGTCATGGCACCGACGGAGACGGTGACGGAGGGCGCGCCGAAGGGAGCCAAGCGATGATGATGATGGGAGGCGGCTCGCGTTCACCGCGCTCGCGTTCGCGCTCGCCGCGGGCGCGTCGGCGCAGAGCACCTACCGCACCGTGACGGCGCTCGATGGCGTCTTCTGCCCCTCGCCGGACGCGACGGCGTGGTGGGCGATGAACTCGGGCGGGCAGGCGAAGGCGCGCTTCGGCATCACGCTGACGACGCGCGGGACGACCGGCCTCGCCGACGGCGACGACGCGGGGCTGCTGCTCGAGTCGAACAGCGGCGGGACCGGGACGCTGGCCTTCGACGCGACGATCAAGGTGAACTGGAAGTAGAAGGGGGTGGGAGGGGGGCGATCACCCGGCTGCCAACCGTGCTCGCCCCTGTTGGCCCGCCTCCTCCCGGCCCTGAGTCTGCCTGAGCAGCATGGGTCGGTCAAGAGGCTGCCCGCTCCCTCGCCGGTCCAACGTCAAGGGGCTAACGCGTTGGGTTCCCGGCTCGGGTTGCGCGGCGGCGGGCGCGCCGCTGCTCCATCACTCCTTGCGGCGCACGCCGGGCACATCGACGCCCGACGCGAGCGCGCGGTCGATGCGCTTCGCGACGACGGCGAGGTACTCGCGCGGCACCGCCGCCTGATCGACCACCTCCCACGTCCTCGGTTTGGTCCTGCGGTGTGGGGGGGGCGCGCCCACCTGCCGCTTCGCCCACGCGCGTAGACGGCAGCGGTCGGAGCAGAAGCGGCCGGTGGGGTGGGAAAACACCCTGACCAACCCGCACTCCGCGCACCCCCTCTTTTGGCTCTGGCGCACTGGATGGGGCTCCTTGTGATAGATCACTCACGTGTGGGGCATCCGACCCGCCAGAAGACCGTTAACGGTCCCTAGAATGGATTCTGGTGACGGGCCTAGACCTCAGTTTTCGGGCCTAGAGACAACCAAACGCGCCGTGTCGCTCGATTATCCTCTCGACCTGCGCCTCCAGCCCGCCCGCTCCGCCTCGGGCCTTCACCTCCCGCAGCAGCATCTGCAGGAGGGGGATGCGGGCGGCCGAGTAGTCGATGCGCGTCGGCACCTGCGCGTCGCGCTTCCGCTTCGCCCACTCGACGACGCCGAACGTCGTCTCCATCAGGCCGTCCCACCCGAGCGGATCCTCGGTGTAGCGCTTGTGGCAGGTCCGGCAGAGGCACCAAGCGTTCGTCTCGTCGATGCGGCAGGACTCGTACCTGCGCGAGATGAGGTGCGCACATTGCGTGAAGAGGTTCGACCTGCAGAGGCGGCAGCGGTTGCCATCGCGGACGCGGATGTAGAGGGCAAACGTGTCGTCGGCGAGCTTCTTCTCGGAGCGCCACGCCTTGAGCGCGGCGGCCCGGCCCCAACCGCGGCTGCGCGCGATCGGCCGGCGCGGCTTCGGGCCTCGCCGCGCCGGTTTCGGGATCGCCGTCAACGGAGCCGCCGGACGCGACGCTCGCGGTCCAGCGGAAACAGGTCGGGCTCGGCTGGCGCGACGATCTTGCGCCACGACGGCGCTCCCGAGGCGAGCGGGGGCGGCGGCTCGACCTGCGGGGGATAGGTCCACGAGGCGAGCGGGGGCGGCGGCTCGTGGACCTGCGGGCGATAGATCCACCAGTAACCCTCGGAGTCGACCCAGCCGGCCGTATCGACGGCCGTGCCCCCCGAGGAGGAGTCGCACCAGCCGCTCGTGCCGCCGTAGGAGGTCGGATCGCTCGTCGTTGTCGATGGGTAGCTCAATGCCATCTCCCCCCCTGCGTCTCCGCTGCCAGCATGTTCGCTTCCCAGCCGAGACGCTGAAGCTTTTGCGCGCGTTCGATGACACGGCGCACCTGCTCGGTCGAGGCCGCCGTCTTCGGCTCACCGACCACGCGGAGGTATTCGATGAGCACCAGCGCCTCTGCGCGCATGAGCCCGTAGTCTCCGTAGATCGTCGTGGCCTTCATCATTGGTCCCGAGCCGCTATCTTACCGGGGGCGTCAAGGGGCCGGCGCGGGCCGACGACGACGTTGTGCCGGCACCACCAGCAGGGCTGCGGCGTAGCGGGCGCATCGTCGACGCGCATGATCTGGCCGCGCTTGCACTGCGGGCAGAAGACGGCGACGACGTGTAGCATCGGGCCGGTCATTCGCAGCCTCCCGGCACGACGGCCATGCCGATCCCGCCCCTGCTGTCGCGGCTGGCCCTGACGTAGATCAGGTCGTGCGTGACCGTGTCGCACATCACCTCGATGCCGCGCTCCTCGGAGATGAGGCGAAGGCGCTGCTGCTTGACCTCCTCGGCAGGACTGTTGCCGCCCATCAGCGCCGTCAAGAGGACGGCCGCAAGCAGGCCGACGCTCGCCACGACAACGAGCCACTCCACCACCGTGAGGCCGCGCTGCCGATGCTGGCTCGCGTTCGGGCACGTCGAGAAGTGCGACTCGTACCGCGGGCCGGTGTACGGATCGCGCGGGCCGATGAAGATCGCGATCGGCGTGTCGTCGTCGTTCCCGGGCTCGAGGATGAACTTGCCGCCGCCGACCGGCTCGGCATCGACCGGCATCCGCTTCCCGCTTCTCTGCGTCTGCGTCCAGATGACCTCGGCACCGCAGGAGCGGCACGCGCGCTTCGGCCAGTTGTCTTCGCTCATGGAATGCGTTCCATCCTCTCTACCGGGACGAGGTAGACCATGTCGCTGTCGAGCGCGTCGTCCCGTCCCACGCGCTCGCGCCTCACCGGATGCCCCGAGAGCAGGCGCACGCTTTCTACGTCCATCGCGCGCATCTCCCCGTCGGCCCACTCGACGACGAAGAGGCCGGGGCACTCGTAGATCCCCGACCAGTGCGTCAGCGCGCGGACCTTCCGCTCCTCGGCCCACACCGTCGGGTACGCGGTCGAGCCGTTGTCGCGGCACTTCACTTCGATGACCTCCTCCGGGCGGCGCGTCTTCGGATCGCGCAGCACGAAGTCGATCGGTGCGAACGAGCCGCCGGGCGCTGGCTCGAGCATCAGGCCGCGCGCCCGGGCGTAGCGCTCAGCGGCGCGGCGCTGGCGCTCGTCCGTCTTCTTCGTCGAGCGCTTAGGCATCGGAATGGCTCGGGGGGCGGAAGCGACCTCGGTTGAAGCACGTGTCGTCGAAGAAGTCGGGGTGCTGCGCCAGCCACTCAGCGACGACGATCTCGCGCGTGGCCACCCGCTCGCAATTCCACGGGACGTACTCCTCGCGGATCACCGCGCAGAGGGCGGCGGCTGCCTCTTGCACGCGGGTGGTCGGCTCGGTGGGCTCTTCGCCGCCGTTGTGCTCCTCGTCGAGCGCCTCGTAGATCCTTTCAAGGATCGTGTCCGGGTCGAGGATGTGGTCGGCGACGAGCGGCGCGCGCTTGTATCCGTACACGGTGATCCGCTCGGGCAGCCGCTTCACCTGCTCCTCGCGTGGGAGCGGCGTCCACTTGCCATCGATCCACTTCGGCGGGTCGCAGTAGTTGTCGAGGTAGTCCTCGATGCACTCGTCCGGGTCGCTGTGGCTCAGCCCCTCGGGCGCGTCGTCGCACGTCCAGAGCATGGCCTCGTCTTCAATCTCCATGTCGCCCCCCTCCCGCAGAGCGTCCCGCTCGGCCTCGACCTTCGCAAGCAATGCCGTGCACTTGTCGTGTACATCATCAGGAACTACCGCCACGGTCCCCTCCCTCCAGAGCAGCGCGAGATTCATCCCATGCAGCAAGGGCACCACGCAACAAAGCCGGCAATGGATTGTCCCGATGCTCTCCGTATTGCTCGATAGATGTCAGCTTGTCATAGGCCCATCGAGCGGTTGTTGCTAGTTGCTCCGCACCCGCTAACGCCTCCCTCAGCGCGTCCCGCTCGGCCTCTACTTCGCGGAGCTTGGCCTCCAGCACCGCATACCCGCCGGCCTGCTTGAAACCACAGGCGCAAGAGTCGGAATCCTCTCCATCACAGCCGGGCTTGTGCCCTGCGCGCATGACCTCGCGGAGCAGCGCCTCGGCCGTCTCGGCGCGCTGCTCGGCCGCCTCCAGCATTCGGTGGAATGAGCACGCGCAGTCAGGTCCGTGCTCCGGGTCGTCACACGCTTCGGCGTTGACCGCTGCCTTGAGTAGCCCGTACTGCTCCCGCTCGGCCAGAAGGACGCGCAGGGTTTCGGCGTCTGCGTCCCGCCCGTCAAGCGGGTGCTCCTCGTGTAGACGATCAAACCACTCGGCGATTTCCCCCGCCCTCTTGGCCGCCTCGTCTGGCGTCATCTCAGCCACGCTGCACCTCGGAAAGTAGGTCGGCTAACGAGACGAATTGATGCTCTGGCCATGCATCCTTGTCGGTGTGTCCGCGCCATCGCTCTGCCCGGAGACAGAAGCGCGACTTGGTGCCATCGGTTTCGACGTAGAAACACGGCGGGCCGCCGTTGGACACTACCTGTCCCCAATCGCACTCTTTCGCCAGCTCCGCGTACGTCGGCTTGTCGTCCTCTCTCATTCCCAACCTCCCTTGCGTGTTCCACAGCAGACGGCACCGCTCGGAGCAGACCGCCTGCCGGCCGTGCATCACCGAGAAACCCATCTCGATCCGCTGTGCCCTGGTCATCGGCTTCCGGCACCACATGCAGAACCTGTCCACTGCGGTCATCTTGCCACGGCCCTTCGGAGCGGCAGGCTCCGGGGCGATCCGCTTGCCTGTGAGCCGGTCGGTCTCGTCACGGCTCGGCAGGATGCGATCCTTGAGATCGTGGAGAGCCAGCGCCCGTGCGACGCCGGGAGGCCTGTTGCAGCCGCGCCCCTTACGGCAGTTGTCACACCCGCCGGCACCGTGCGCCGGATGCGTGCAGAAGCAGCACTCACCCACGGTCCCCTCCCTTCAGAGCAGCGTGAGCCTTCGCAAGAGCAGCGTCGGCACGGCGAATTTCAGGGCTCGCCTGCTCTGTTCCGCCAAGGCGGTGATCACTGATGTAGTAGGCGCGAAAATCCTTGAGTGCCTCGACCGCACCGGCTAGCGCCTCCCGCAGCGCGCCCCGCTCGGCCTCGGTGTCGCGGAGCTTGGCCTCCATCGCGCGCAGCTCGCTTTGGCACCCGTCATGTACGTCATCGGGAACTATTGCCACGGCCCCCTCCCCTTCAGAGCATCTCGTTCAGAGTCGGATCGAGTAGCACCGCCATGATCTCTGGCAGCGCCTCTCGCAGCGCGTCCCGCTCGGCAATTACTCCATCGAGATACTGGCAGTTCACGTCCCGCTGGACCAGCAGCGCGTCCCGCTCAGCCTCGACCTCGCGGAGCCGGGCCTCGGCAGCGTCGCGCTGCTCTGCGAGAAGCCCCACGGAGGTCTCGCGGGTCTCGCGCAGCCGTACTCTCTCAACGAGAAGGATACGCAGGGCCTCGGCCGTGGCCTGCTCCTCTCGCATCTGCACGTCGGTGTCGGCCGCGAGCGCCCACTGCGTGAGCCACTCCGCGTGCCTCTCAACGAGCTTGGCCGCCTCGTCTGGCGTCATCACAGTCCTCCGTCGTGCAGGCCATCGTCCTGCGGGATCACGAGAATGCTCGCCAGCGAGCGCGCCGGCGAGTCGGTGTAGTGCTCGGCGTTGTTGTAGGCGGCGATCAGCCGCTTCTCGTAGCGGCGTAGCGCCTCGGCGTGCGGATTCGACGGGACGACGACGGTCAGGCCGCCGTCGTCACTGAGGTAGCGCGCGTCGGTCGGCGAGAGCCACGTCCGCTTGAGGTGCGGCGGCATATCGACGCGCTCGCACGCTTCGCGCCACCGCTTCTGCACGGCCGGGATCGCGGGCGGGAGCTTCGGCTTCGGCGATGGCTTCGGCGGCGGCACCTTCACCCACGCGCCGAGACGGCGCGCGAACGCCGACGGGCTCACGAAGCGAGGCTCTGTCTCCGCGAGGTAGTGCTTCCAGCCAACGAGCAGCGCCTCCTCGCCGATGCGGTCGTGCGGCTTCTTGAACTCTCTGGCCATCTGCTCCCACGGTGGCTCACCTCCAACCGCCGCGAGCCATGCCTCACCGTAGGGGGTCAGCCACGTCGTCTTCTTAGGAGAAGGAGAAGGGGAAGGGGAAGGAGAAGGAGAAGGAGAAGGAGAAGGAGAAGGAGAAGGAGATGGAGGGGGGGTTAGACCCCCGTCTTGGGGGGGTTTCCCCCGCGGCCTCCCACCGAGCACACCGAAGGGACCCCCGAGGAAGCCGAACTGCTTACCGAGGTGCCCGCTCTTGCGACCGACATCAGCGATGTGCTCGCGGCGCTCGTGGATCGTCGCTAACTCTCTCAGCACGCGAGAGTTGTGCAGCACGATCTCATCGAGCGGGATTGGCCTACCCGACGGCTCAGAGACGAACGGCGGGGCCAGCGGCGTGCCATCTTTGGTCTCGGCGATGAGGCTCCCGAGCGAGCAGCACGCCTCGACGCAGCGCAGCACCTCAGCCTCACTGAAAGCCAGCAGGTCGACGAGCGCGTCAGCGACGATAACCCCCCCCTGCATGTAGAGCACGTCGAGGGCCTCGCGGTAGAAGACGCGCAGCGCGAGGTCGTTGGAGCGGATCGCGCGAGCGCGCGTGCGGCTCCCGAGAAAATCTGCCGGTGCCCACGGAATGATGTGGACCGGAGCGGACGACTGACGTGGTATCTTGCTCATGTCGGCCGGCACCTCCATGCCGGACGGCGCGCCCGCAAGCAACCGGCCCCCGCGCAGCCCATCTGCCGGGGGCCGGCGTCTTGTTGTGCCGCCAGCGGGGATGCTACTTCGTGTCGTCCCTCGATTCGACCACCGCGCCGGCCGTGAACGACGCGAGCGACAGCCCGGCCGCGGCCGGCGAGCCGCCGTCGATCGCCTGCTGCACCTCGGCGGGCAGCATGAGTTCCTGCCCGACGCCGGCCTCCGCGAGTTCGTCGAGCGCGATCGCCTGCTGCAGCGACGGGCGCTCGACCGCGCGCGGGGCGAGCTTGGCGGCCTTGCGGATGACCGTCTTGAGCGCCATCGCGTCGAAGTTCGACGCCCACACGCTGTCGGCTCCCTCGCGGCCGTAACGCTCGCGGTGCTGCTGCACCTCGCTCACCCACATGAAGGCGCGGCGGCGACCGCCGTTCTTCATCTCGATGATCGCGTAGTAGGCGACGGCCGGCCCCGGGTCGAGCGCCTCCTTCTCGGCGGCCGTGAGCTTCGAGCCCTCGCCGCCCACCTTCGCCAGCAACTCGACGGGCGGGACGTAGGGGACGTGCTTGATCGCCTCGGTGTCGCCGCGCGTGAACTCGATCGTGTCCTTCGCGTGGACGACGACCTCGGAGAGCGAGGCGATCTGCTCGCTCTCCCACATGAGCTTGACGAGTCCCTTGTAGCCGACGACCAGCGTCGCCTCGACCGTGCCCTTGCGGCGGTTGTTGAACGGCAGGATGAACGCCTCGCCGAGGTGCCCGCCGATCTCCAGCCCGATCTGAGCCGCCGTGAAGACGGCCCCGAGGAAGGACTGCGGGTTGCACTCCAGCAGCTTCGGGTTGCGGCGGATCTCGGTCAGCACGACGCGCGAGAAGCGGTCCGCGTCCATCGAGCGCGGCAGCGCCGCGCGCAGCTGTGGCTTCAGCTTCTCCAGCGTCGCGATCATCTTCTCGTCCGGCTTCACCAGCGTCTTCGTCTCGCTCATGCCTTCTCCTTGTGCCCGTCGATGAGGTGCCTGAAGTGGCACCGCTTGCAGACCCGTCGCCCGCAAGCGGTGCACGTCAGGACCTCGATGATGAGCCGCCGCCCCTCGTCGTGCAGCTCGTTCGCGCCGCAGTCGGCGCATCTCTCCCGAGGGCGCGAGAGCCGCCACTTCACGCCGTAGTCGATCATTATCCTAGGCGCTACGCCGCGGCGGGGTCCGATGCTGCTTGGCGTCGAGCGCGTTGCGCACCATGCGGCGCAGCTTGTCCCAGTTGAAATTGCTCCGAGCTTCGCCCTTGTCCTTCTGCTTCAGCCACGGCAGCGAGTGCAGCGCGTCGATCTCGTCTTTCGTGAAGCGCCGCCCACCCCGGTGGAAGGTGGCCTCAGCCACGACGAGCGCCGGCTCGCGGTAGATCCGCTGGTCGGCGAACACCTCGCACACGTTCAGCAGAGCGCAGCAGCCCATCGTTCGCTGCACCTTGGTCTTGACCTCCGTGGCCTCCAGCACGCGCGGATACACCTTGGAGGCGATCTCCCCCGTCGCCCCCGTGAAGATCACCGAGGCCGCGAGGTCGGCCTTGATGTGGCCCAAGGTGTCGTCACCGCGCAGCCCGCCCGACTTCTGCCACGAGATCTGAGGCAGCGTGGTGGAATGCATCTCGCGGACGGCCGTTGCGATGAGGCCGTCGTGAGCGCGGACCAATTCGACCTTGGTCACTTCCTTCCCGCCGCCGTTGATCCAGCAGAACAGGCCGCGTTCGATCTCGCGCGTGGTCGTGCCGGGAACGATCACGACCCATAGCGGCGTCCCCTCCGCGATGGCGCACAGACGACGCCCGTTGCCGTCGATGCAGTAGTCGCCGTCGGCGCGCCGGCCCACTATGACGTACGGCAGCCACTTCCGCTCGGAGAGCGGCCCGTAGCGGGCGCGGATGAGGGCGATCTCCTTCTCGGACCTGTCGCGCTGGTATCCGCCGTCGCGAGCGTAGTCCACGTTCAGGGCCGCCAGCTGCTCCAGCGTCATCAAACGAACCTCACCCGGCTGAATCGTATTGTTCATCAGGCACCTCCATGCCTTCCCGCGTGCTGCTCTCTCTCATCGCTTGCGCCCGAGCGCGAACTTGCACTCGGACCAGTACTCGCAGAACTTCTCGCTGCACCACCACGCATCCGGGTTCGCGGGCACGAACGCGCCGGCCTCGACCATGCGGATGCTCGCGTCGATCCTCGCGGCGACGGCATTGAGGTCTTCGAGCGAGCGCGTGCCCGTCTGCGTCACCGTCACGACCCCCTGCCGCGAGTTGACGAGCGTCGTCAGGCGCACGCGGTCGGGCGGCTTCCCTGTCTGCGCCGCGCGCAGCAGCGAGTACATCGTCAGCTGCTGATTGGAGTCGATCGCGTCCTCGCGGGGGCGCTTGTCGCTCGTCTTGAGGTCGTGGACGACCTCGATGTTGACGCCCCTCACGCGGCGCTCGGGCTCCTCGGCGAACGGGTCGAGGGCCGGCGCGGGCTCCTCGCCGACGAGGTCGATGATGCCGAGGATCTCGACATCGAGCCCCGCCGGCTTGATCGTCAGCGAGCGCTCGACAGCCAGCGGATCGACGCCGCGCGCGACCTTGCCGACGTAGTAGCCCGCCATTCGCACCGCCGTGTCCTTCTCCTCGCCGGCCACCTTCTCGACGCCGACCGCCTTCTCGTCGTCGCTCCACGCGACGCCGTACTCCTTGACCGAGTGGTCGAACTCGGTCGCGGCCACGTCCTTCGCCTCCTCGTCCGACAGCACGGCATCGAGGTAGACCTCGCGCGGGTCGCCGCGCTCCTTGCCGGCCAGCTGCCGGACGTGCGACTTGCCGGCGACCTTGTGGACGGCGATGCCGCGCTTGGCGCGGATGCCGCTCGGCCGGAAGTCGCGCTCGATGTACTTGCGGCGAAAGCGCTCGCCGCACTGCTGCGCGGTGTACAGCATCGAGTTCGACCAGCGCCTCATGGTGCCTCCCATAGCGCCTCGGTGCTGCGGCGCTCGATCTCGTGGTAGTCGTCGGTGGTGATGACGGTGGCGCACGGGCGGCTCGCGCTCACCATCGTCGTCAGCGCGATGCGCCGCGCCTCCTCGATGGTGTCGGCGAACGCGACCGTCACCGGCGGATAGCGGCCCTCCTCGAGCCGGACGCGCAGTCTCATGCACCCTCCTTTCTGAGCAGTTCGCGCGCTCTCTGGTATTCGGGTCTGGCCTGATCGCTCGCCATCGCGATCGATCGCCGCCGCCACTCCGTCGTTGGCATGTGGGTATCGAAGTAGGCGCAGCCGAACGGGGCAATGTCGTGGATGAGGCAGCGATCCGCGGCGAGAAAGATGCACCGGCCGTTCACGCGACGCGGCGTGATTGTCGGGACGCGGATGAAGCGCAAGCGGCCGTTGATCACCGCTCCATAGATGCCGCCCTCCGACTGGACGAGCGTGTCGCCCGCGTTGATTCCGGCCTCGCGGAGCCGCTCCAAGTCGGAGAGGATCAGCGGTCCGGGCTTGCGCTTGCAGCATTCGACACACTTTTGGCACGCGCACGTCGTCCGCTCGAAGCTGATCATGTCGTCGCCTCCGGTAGCGCGCACTCGGGGCCGTAGGTCACCTGCCCGTTGAGCCCGAGCAGCGCGCGCTGCATCGTGAAGGGACCGCCCGCCATCGGAAGCGCGGCGAGGTCGCCGCAGTAGAGCGAGCAAACGAGCCCTGACTCCTTGAGCCGGATGAGCCAGCAGGGGCGGCCGGTGCCGTCGTTTAGCCGGCGCAGGAGCCACCTCTCGATGTCGGCGAGCGGCGGGGGGCTGTGCGGATTGACAGGGCGGCAATCGAGCTTAGGCGTCGATGTCGTCATTGCCGCGCTCCCTCCTGATGTCGTTGAGGAGGAGCGTCGGGCTGTCCTTCGCGTCCGTCACCAGCACCTCCAGCGTGTCGAGCCTGTAGGTGGGGAGCGGCACAGCGCCCGTCTCGTACTGCGAGAGGGTTGCCTCGCTGACGCACATCTTCTCGGCCATCCCCCCCTGCGTTAGGCCGAGAAACTTCCTGACGCGACGAAGCAGTTCGCCGCGGTTGTTGTTGGGCTTTGCCACAGAACCCCCCCTACTTGTTGATGTTGACCTTGCGGACGACCTCGTCGACGAGCGGTTCGAGTTCCGCGCTGATCTCCTGCATCACCACCGAGACGCGCTCTCGGGCGTCCGTCTCCGTCCGCAGCACCTCAGCGTCGATCCCGTCCAGCGCGGCCTTTGCCTTGTCGACCAGCGTCGCCAGCTCCTCGAAGCCGGTCACGTCCTGCAGCCTGTAGTCGGAAAGGAACTGCTTCATCCTCTCGACCACCGACTGCCGCAGGATGCGCTTCGTGCCGTCCTCGGATGGGATGATGGCAGCCTTCAGCCGGGTGATGAAGTCGTTCAGGGTGGTGGCGTAGGTGGAGCGGATCTGATCGACCGCGTCGGCCCACATTGCCTTCGCCTTCTCGCGCTCAGCCTCGAAGACGGCGACGCTGATGGACTTGAGGCTGGTGGGCACCTCGAAGCGAAGCCAGCTGTGCCGGATGAGGGTCGCCTCGCGGATGGACGACAGGGTGGGGTAGTCGGCGGGGTCGAACAGGCCGAGGGGCGAGAGGCGAGCCTCGTCCTCGCGGAGGATCTCCTCCCACCGCGGCTCCAGCGCGGAGAACAGCTCGGAGATCCGCACCCGCGCCCTCGCCAGCTCCCCCTCGACCCACTCCACCTTGGTGACGGGGTAGAGGTACAGGCCGCCCTTGAGGAAGCGGACGGGCAGGGCGGAGCTGCGGATGAGCCAGCGGGTGTCCTCGATCTGCTTGATGATCGCGGCCACCTCGGGGACTCGCAGTAGCTCTTTCGAGACGTACAGTTCGTCGGCCCCCTCGCGCTGGGCCGCCTCGTCGGTCGAGAGGGCGGAGGCCATCTTGATGACCTGCTCGCGCTTGACGCGGGCGCTGGTGCGAATGGCGTGTGCGGTGAGGTTGAGGACGAACGTCCCCTCAGCAACGCGCTCTGTCGGGGTGAGGGTGGCGGGCTCGGGCTTCCTCGTGGACGTGGACGGCTTCTTCTTCGTCATCGTCTCTCTCCTTTCAGTTCTTCGAGTGCTCGTGGTTGTGGGCGTGCGCGTGCGCGTGGTCGGTGCGGCGGTGGACGGTCGTGTCGCCGGCCATGAGCCCCTCGACACCCTTGACGAGCGCGTCGGCCGAGGCGTGGTTCGCGCCGCTGATGCGCGGGCTCGTGATGCGGACGGTGCCGTCATCCAGCACCCTGAACGTGATCTTGTCTTCCATGTCAGTCTCTCCCCCGCCGCTGCTCGCGGCGCAGCCTCTCGATGGTCCGGCGGTCCTCCTCGTACTCGACGCGCGCCATGAAGTGACCGACGAGCACGCCGATCGCGATCGCGACGACGAGCCAAGCGGTGAGGTAGCCGAGCGCCAGCCAGACGCTCATGCGAAGCTCCGGCGCGTGGCCTCGATGTCGCCGTCGGCCTTGAAGCGCAGCTGCCAGCCCTGCCGCTTCGCCGTCTGGATGATCGACTGCTTGGCGTAGGCTTTCGCCAGCGCGCTCGTCTCCGCGCTCGCATCGACGTTGCCGTAGAGGGTCAGCTTGCCGGCAGCCCACTCGCCGCGCAGGCTGTCGCGGCTCACCCCGATCGTCCCGGCGCGCGTCACCACGGCGTAGTAGCCGAGCGAGCGCAGCGCCTCGGCCATCGTCTCGACGTTCGCGGCTGGAGCCTTGAGCGTCGTCGTTCTCACCTGATCGCACGGCATCTCGCACCTCCCTACTTGAGCCTCACCCTGCGTTCACCGTCCATCGGGAACACGGCGTCGGCCGTCACATCCCGCCGGTCGTTGCGCGGATCGGATGCCGCGCGAGCGACCGGCCTTCGCAGCGCGCCGTAGCCCCTGCGGTCCTCGACGACGACGTAGCCGCCGTTGCGCTTCTCCTCGACCTTCTGGACCAGCGCCCACAAGGCATAGCCGACCGTGTCGCACTCCTCGACCTTCTCCTGCCCGACGGAGCCGCGCCGGCCCCACCGAAAGGAGAGCTGGGCGGTACCGTCGGGGTTCTCGTAGGCCTCTGCGAGGTAGAACTTGTCGGACGAGCCGGCCTTGAACTCCAGCCGCACGCGCCGGAGGAGGATCACGACTCGCGGCGCACGCGACGCTCGCCGCCCTCCGGCGCGATGGCGCGCGTGTAGGTACCCGGGCGGTTCGCCGAAAGGAACCGGCCCTCGGCCAGCGTGCGGAGCGCCTCGATGCTGTTCGGGTCGCTCTGGCTGACGGGCACGACGTAGGACGCGGCCTCGGCGAGCGGGATGTCGAGGCGCGAGGCGATGCGGCAGCAGTTGCGGATCTCCGCGCCCGTCCAGCCCTCGTCGAAGGTGACGCCGGCCGGCGAAGCGCTGAGGCCGTGCGCGGCGATCTGGAGCTTCCAGATCGCGAGGCGCTCCTGCGCGTCGGGGAGGTCGAAGTACCAGATGCCGTTCGTGAAGCGACGGCGCAGCTCGGGCGGCAGCGAGTCGAGGCGGTTGCAGGTGGCGACGACGAGCGCGCGGCCCGCGGCCACGCCGTTCGCCACCTTGAACGCCTGCCGGATCGCGCCCTCGGAGTCGCCGACGTAGCGGCCCTTCATCGCGCCGAAGTCGAACTGAAGCAGCGGCAGCTTCGCGCTGACGGCCAGCGCGCGGGCGAACATCGTCTTGCCGCATCCCGGGGGCGACACGCAGATCAGGCCGTCGTGCCCGTTGTCCTCCATCTCGCGCAGCAGCACGCCGAGGTAGTCGGCCGAGACGCCCGAGGAGTCGCCGCCAGAGCCCGAGCCGGCCATGTACTTCTCGATCTCGTCGACGAGGTAGAGGGCGCGGGGCGGCTGCTTGCCGGCGACGACGCGCCGGCCGTAGGTGCAGATCGCGGCGTTGCCGCCGATGTCGTCGAGCGACGGGCCGGTGCGCTGGAGGCTGAGCCCCTTCGTCTGGCTGATCTGCGTTCGCTTGCGCTCCCACAGCGAGTCGAGGTCGATGCCGACCTTGCGGAGCGACATCGCGGTCACCTGCTCGCAGCCGAAGAGGCTCAGCCCGCGCGTCGCGTCGACCGCGCGGTCGAGCACGTCGTCGGGCACCGCGAGGCCGTTCGCCGAGGAGAGCTTCGCGATCTTCTCGCGCAGCGCCGCGTCGGTCGGGATCGGGTCGTCGATGACGACCACGTCCTGCTGAAGCTCGGCGGGCAGGTCGAAGGCGGGGCCGAGCAGGATGAGCGTGCGGCCCGTCAGCTTGTTCGTGTCGCGCAGCGCCAGCACCGCGGTCGAGAAGAAGGCGTCCTGCACGAAGCGGTGAGCGTTGAGGGCGAAGAACTGGGAGTCGTCGGGCAGCCGGCCCGCCACCTCGAGGGCCGTCTGCGGGTTGGCCGTCTCCATCGCGCGTTGGGCGTCGTCGGCCCACTTCGACTTGCAGAACGTCTTCGCCGTCTCGTTGAGCGGGATGATCCCGCGCACGGCGTCCCACGCGAGCTTGGGCGCGCCGTTGCTCGCCTTGCAGATGGCCGACACGGCAGCCTGCTGGTCCGTCGTCGTCACGGCCAGCAGCGGCGTCCCGGCGTCCCTCGCGTCCTGCACGACCTCGATCAGCGTCCTCATGTCAGGTCTCCTTCTCTTTGCCCTTGGCCTTTTCTGCCCTCGCGGCGGCCAGCCTTCGGCGCTTGACCCGCCTGAGCAGTGCGCTTCCGCCGAGGTTGAGCATCACGTCACGGAGGCTGTTGGCGTCGAGCGCGTCGCGGAGCTTGTCCTTTCTCGGCGGCGACATCACGACTCACCCTTGCCGTCATCTGTGATCGGGGTGATCGTCTCGGCCACCTTCGCGATGACCCGCTCCGTCGCCTCGCGCACCTTCGCGTCGACCTTGTCCATCTCCTGCTTCCTGAGCACCGCCGCGCTGCCCATCAAGTCGGCGAGCGCCTGTAGCGCCTTCTGCATGTCCTCCACGTCCCCGCTCGCCACCGCCGCCTCGACGCGCTTCGCGGCCGCGCGCGCCTCGGGGGGCAGCATGATGTCGAGGTCGTTGCCTCCCTCGGGCGTCAACACCTGCACCTTGACGTCGAGGATGTCGATGAGCTTGTGCACGAGGTGGGTCGGCAGCTTGGCGATGCGGGCGTTGATGATCAGGTGCAGCGCGAGCCCGCCCAATGCCTCGGGGGGCATGATCCGGCCCTGCTTCAGGATGTGGATGAACGGCTTTTGCAGCCCATCCGCGACCTGAAGCATCTGCTGGTAGTTCGGTTCGAACTCGCTATTCGTCATGTCAGGCCTCCTTGCTGGCGTCGAGCCAGAGCGCGTACTCGTCGAGGATCCACGTCTTCAGCCGGCGCGTGCGCGCGCCGTACTCCGCGCCCTCGGCGTCGGCGCGGAGGAGGTCAAAGTAGCGGCGGTCGATGCCGACCCCGAAGGCATGCGCCGGGAACGTGACGTAGCGGTTGCCGTCGGGCGAGCGCCTGATCGAGAAGCCGGCGAGCCTGAAGCCGTGGATCGGCGAGCCGGGCGAAGTGAAGTGCATCTCGGCCTCGGCCAGCATTTGCTCGGACTTCGTGCCGTCGTTCGGGGTGAAGGTCATCGTCACCGTCCTCATCGGATCACCCCGCCGAAGACGCCCGGGAAGAAGATCGCGGTCGTCTCGCCGTCGAGCGAGGTCACGCGCACCTTGCCGGACGAGCCGCCGCCGGCCGGCTGCGCGACGCCGCTGAAGACCCACTCGTTGCCCATGAAGTCGAGCATCCGCGCGCCGACCCCGACCTCGATCTCGTTGATGTAGAAGTTCTGCTCGCTCATCGGTTCTCCTCCAGCGCTTCGTTGAGCGCTCCTGCCATCTCCTGCACCAGCATCGCCTTCGTCTGCACCTCGCCGCGGACGTTCTTGATCGCGGTGTCCCAGCGGCCCTCGCTCAGTTCGTGCCGCGCGAGGTCGGCGACCTGCTCCAACTCGCGCAGCGCGTCGTTGAAGTTGAGCAGGTGCTGCGAGAGCGGCGTGCGCCTCGGCGTCGGAACGTAGCGTCCGTCGTCCATCTACTCCTCCTCTTCTTCGTCGTTCCACGGCCGCGCCGCGCAGCGCGGGCAAACGATATAGGTCACGATGTCGGGGGCGGGGCCGCGCTCGGGGTCGCCCGGGTCGAGGTCGACCGTCTTCTCGACCAGCTGCGCCCACTCCCGGCACCGATCGCAGCGGCTCTCGCCTGCGAGGTGGTGAGTGATCGCCGCGCGGACGGCCCGCATTGCCTCTTCCTCCTGCTCCGGGGAGAGGGACACGTCAATCACCCCCAGCACGGCGTCGACGATCTCGGCCGTCTGAACCTCTCGCTTCTCGTCTTCGGTCAGCATGTCAGGTCCCCTTCTGTTGGAGCGCGTTGGCTCCGGGCGCAGCGACGACCTGATGCGCTGGTCGTCGCTGGCCCGCAACCGCTACGCGCGGATGCCGCGCGACGGCGCGCCGCGTCGGGCCTTGCCGCCGAACGGCACCCGGTTGCGGCGGGCCTTGCAGGCGGCCTCGATCTTCTCGGCCACGTCGAACAACAACGGCGTGTCGTGCGTCGGCGCGCCGCGCTGGAGGTCGATGGGCTGGGCGACCAGCACGCCGTCCTCGTTCAGCGTCGGCGGGGTCGGCGGGTGCAGCTTGCGGATGCGTCGGGCGACGCGCGCGAGGTCAGCGAAGATGTCGCGCTCCTCTTCCGTCTGCCGGCCGCTCGGCGTGGTGCTTCGCGTGTTTCCGTGTTCCATGGCGAGGCTATGGTTGGGCACGCTCCCGGGAGATATTTCTCCCGGGGTGCCGGAATTACTTCCCGAGATTCAGCTGCTGGCGGGGCGCGGCGGGCTTCGGCGGGATCGGGCGCAGCCAGAAGGCCGTGCCGCTCGCCGCGTGCTTGATCTTGACCGTCGGGTGGGGCTCGTGCGGGCCGAGGACGAGCCTCCCGCAGATCGGGCAGTGGTTCTTCTTCGACATGTCAGGCCTCCTTGTGCTCACAGGCCCCGCACGCGCAGTCGCGGGGGTTCGCCGTCTTGTCCTTGATCGCCGGGCAGCGCTGCACCGTGCCCGACCCCCTGCACGCCTTGTAGGCCAACGCCGGCTTGCGCGCCCACAGGTTGATCGACCCGTGCTGCTGGAGCGTGCCGTCGTCGAGGATGTCGATCCAGCGGCGGCAGCGGCGGCAGCGTGTCTGCGTCTTCGGCGTCGCGCCCATCACAGCCTCCGCATCAGGTAGTTGTACGCGCCGGAGCAGGCCGCGTAGCCGTCCATGCTGTCAAAGAAGCCTTCGATGCTCGTCACGCCCGGCCCCTTGCGGGCTTCGATGAGCGCGAGGTCAACGAGCTTGATCTTCAGGTTGCTCAGCAGGCGCATGGCGTCGAGCGCGCTCTCCGCCTCCCACTCGGCGCGAGCGCGGCTCGCGCTGGCGTGGCAGTCGGGACAACGGCCGTGGTCGTCGTCGAGGTCGAGCAGCGGGGTGAGCTTCCCGCAGTCGAGGCAGTTGTCGGTGTCGTTTGCCATGTCAGGTCTCCTTAGAGCCACGGGTGGTGGTTGGATCAGAACTGCCAGAGCCGCGCCTCGCCCTTCCGCTGGACGAGCCGCGGTGCCGTCTGCGTGCAGAGGGCGCGGTCGGCGGCGGCGGTTGTCGGCTTGGGCACTCGCCCCCAGGCCCCGTAATTGGCGAGGCTTGCGGCGAGCGATGGCAGCGTGCTACCCAGCCGCCTCATGCGCTTCGTCGTCATCGTGTTCGGCACGGGGGGTCAGACCTCGTCGAAGGCCGATGCCGGCTGGCTGTCCTCCAGCGTTCCCTCGACCGAGGCGTCGCACTCGGAGCAGATGACGCGGTAGAGGAGGCTGTAGCCGATGAGGTTCTTGGAGCCAGCCCACGCTGAGGTGATCTCGGACGAGACCTCCTCCACCTCGAGGCTGTGGCTGTGGTCGTGGTCTTCAGCCGGGATGTCGGCCGGGTTGATGGTGTGGTCGATGTCGAAGATCCCCTCCTTGAGGACGTTGCCGCACTCGGAGCACTCGCGGCGGATGGTGACGGACCCGGAGATGGATCCGAAGTTATCGATGTCGATGTCGATCTCGGGGTCCTGCGTTTCGAGGCCGGTGAATTTGTTGCAGTCGGCGCACCGCATTGTTTCCTCCTTCCCACTTGTGCCTACGGGTTGTCGTAGGCACGAGTCGGAAGGCGGGTGGCGTCTGCCACCCGCCCTTCGGTCGCTTGTCGGTACTCTTCGCAGCGGCTGTCGGTCGTCGCTGCCCGGTGGAGATCAGTCCGCTTGTTCGGGTTGGGTATCGTTCGGTCGGGTCGCTGCCCTCGTGGTGGTCCCGCTACTGCGTTGTCTTCAGTCCCGGTCAGGCCCCCGTTCGTGGCTGGCCCACGGGGGTACTCGATGGGGCGGCAGGCCGGTCAGTGCAGCTGCCGGGGCTCTGCTGTGCGGATCGCCTTGTAGCTGGTCGCCGGGGTGAGGCTGCCGGTCCCAGCCGTTGAAGCCGCCTCGACGGCGGTCCAGAGGCGCTGTCCGTCGGTCCCCCTCTGGATGGGATTGAGGAGCCCGGGAGGGTGGTGGCGGCGGTCGGTGGTGGTTACTGGGTCCATCGGGCGCTATATAATCTAATCCCCAGTTTAGAAAAGTAAAGACCCAGTATAGCACTTCCAATAAAATAATGACCTTTCACAACCCCCGGGAGGCCTTCCGGCGCTTCCGCGTGCCTTGGCCTCGGGGCGCGCCCCGCCCAACCGCATGACCCACACATCCGCCAGACCTATCACTAGAGACTGTTAACGGTTGTCTGGCGGGTCGTACGGGGTCTAGGGAGGGTGGACTACGCATGCGATGGCTTGCGCCCGCCACAGCAAAAACCGCCTTGACCGTACTGCTACGATTCTGAGCGTGAAAAGCCTCTCGGACCTGCAGCCAGACCCTCGCAACGCCAACAAGGGCACCGAACGCGGGCGCGCCCTCCTCGAACAGTCGCTTCGCAGCTACGGGGCTGGCCGCTCCATCACCGTAGACCGCGACGGGGTCGTCATCGCCGGAAGCAAGACACTCGACGTGGCCGTCGAGCTTGGGCTGGGGATGCGGGTGGTTGACACGGATGGGAAGGACCTCGTCGTCGTTCGCAGGACGGACCTCTCGATGGAGGACCGCGAGGCGCGAGAGCTTGCCATCGCGGACAACCGCGTCGCCGAGGTCGACCTCTCGTGGGACGTGGAGGTGCTGCGGGAGTTGGCGGATGAGGGGGTGCGGGTCGGGGAGTTCTTCACGCCGGGAGAGATGCCAGAGGCCGTCGAGGAGGACGTGAGCGAGGAGAAGCACGTCACGCTCACGTTCGACGCGGTCGGCCATTCCGAGTACACCATGCTGGTGGACAAATTGAAGGAGCAGCACGGGGTCAGGAGCACGTCGCTTCTCATCCTGATGGCGCTCAGGAGGCTTGACGGATGACCGACCTGTCGTGGAGCACAGAGCGTCGGAGGATCTCGGACCTCGTCCCCCACCCCCTTAACCCCCGCAAGCTGACCGACGCGCAGGCACAGACCCTGAAGGACTCGCTGGAGCGCTTCAACCTCGCCGAGATCCCCGCCATCAACACCGACAACACCATCCTCGCCGGACACCAGCGCCTCAAGGTCATGGCGATGCTCGGGCGCGGGGAGGAGGTGATCGAGGTCCGTGTCCCCAGCCGCACCCTTTCACCCAGCGAGGCGAGCGAGTACCTCATCCGCTCCAACAAGAACACCGGCGAGTGGGACTTCGAGGGGCTCGAGGCGAACTTCGAACTCAACGACCTGATCGGCTGGGGGTTCGAATCGTGGGAGCTACCCTTCGCCCTGCAGCCAGACCAGACCTTCCGCCCCGCCAACCTCATCCAGACGGATGCGGAGGGGGCGAACCAAAGGCTCGTCACCTGCCCGAGCTGCGGCTTGGAGTTCTCCCCCAAGACCAACGCGAAGCTCGGCAGGCAGGCCTACGAAAAATCGAAAACAGCGTGAGCGACCTCGACCGCCTCCGCTTGGATGGCCCGTGGCTGGATCTGGAGGGCGGGGCGCGGGTTGGCGGGTCCTCGGCCAACGCGAAGTTCATCTGGTCGCCCGACGGGAAGCCCCCCGACTACCTCATCCACAACAGCCTTTCCGTGTCCCGCGGCCTACGCCTCAACCGCTGCCTCCGCGTCACCCCCATCGAGCGCATCATCCTCGCCGGGTACCAGTGGGACTACCTCCTTGAGGCCTTCTGGCCGCCGGAAAAGTACAGGCGGAAGCTCGCTGAATGGCGGGAGATCGGCTTCCGCTGCATCACGCAGTTCGACTTCTCCGTCTTCTACCAAGACCCGGAGGAGATACGCTCGCGGAACCTCTTCCGCAACTTCCTCCTCCTCAAGGAACAGCAGGACGCCGGGTACAAGGTGGCCCTGAACTTCAACAACATCCTCGCGTGGAACCTCTCCGTCTACCGCAAGATCCTTAAGCCTCCGATCCCGACCATGGTGATCGACGCCAACCACTCCACCCACGAGGCCCGGTACCTTCCAATGGAGATGCAGGCGCTGCGCTTCTGCGTCGAGGAGCTTGGCGTGAAGGACGTGGTGCTGTGGTCGAACTCGGCCCGCCAACTCCCCATGGAGCTTGCGATTCCCGCCCTCGGCGCGCGAGTTCACCGCGTCCCGGTGGAGTGGACGTTCGTGCGGCTCAAGCGCAAGGGGCAAGAGACAGGAGAGCGGTGGTCCCGCCTCGAAAGTGGCGGAGAATAGGCCGTGGCTGAGGAGGGGCGAGACGGGCGGGGGCGGTTCGTGGAGGGGAACGCTGAGGGTGTCGCAACGCGCTTCCAGCCCGGCGTTGTCTCCAACCCCCGCGGGAGGCCCAAGAAGGGGCTCATTACCCGCGAGCTTGAGAGGCTGCTGGAGTCGGAGCCGCTGGAGGGGCGGACGTGGGCCGAGGGGATCGCGACCATCCTCCTCTCCATCGCCAACGACAAGAAGGCATCCCCGCAGGCCCGCATCGCCGCCATCAAGGAGATTGCCGACCGCGTCGAGGGCCGACCGATGCAGCCAATCAGGCTGCCGGGCATGGAGGGCGACGGGGAGTCGAGGACGGAGCTGCGGGTCGTGGTGGTGAACGAGCCGGCGGTGGCGGTGAGAGCGCGGGACGATGGAAGCGCCCTCCCCGAGTAACTACGGCGAGGACGGCCTCCCGGTCAGGACGTGGCAGGTCCACCACCAGCAGCAACGCATCCTCCTCGCCGGGTCGCGCTTCCAAGTGGTGCCGGCGGGGAGGCGGTGGGGCAAGTCCGAAGTCTCCGTCATGTGGGTCATCCGCAAGGCGCAGGAGGCCACCCTCGCGGGGAAGAGCGGCGTGATCTGGATCGTGTACCCGACCTACGCCATCGCCCGTATCGCGTGGCGGAAGTTCAAGAAGCTCGTCCCCGACGGGTGGGTCACCCACTGGCTCGGGACCGACATGCACCCCGAGGCCCTTCGCATCGGCAACATCGTGGTCGAGTTCAAGTCGGGGGCGAACCCCGGCACGCTCGTCGGTGAGGGGTTGCTGGCCGTCTGGATCGACGAGTGCGGCGAGATCAAGGAGCGGGTCTGGTCCGAGTCGCTGCGCCCCACCCTCACCGACCACATCGCGCCCGCCCTCCTCACCGGCACCCCGAAGGGGCACAACTGGTTCTGGCGGATGTTCGTGCGCGGGCAGGACCCCGCCAACACCGACACCACCTCCTACTCCGAGCGCGCCGGGCACGGCCTCTCGTCCTTCGGCAACCCCTTCATCGACCCTGACGAGCTTCGCCTCATGGCGAGCGAGATGTCGTCGCGCCTGTACCAGCAGGAGATCATGGCGGCGTTCCTCTCCGACGAGGGCGCGGTGCTCAAGCTGGAGCGCGTGCGCGCGAAGGGGCTCCACTACTCGACGGAGCGCACCGTCGCCCTCGGCATCGACCTCGCCCGCCGCGCCGACTGGACCGTCCTGATCGGCATGGACGAAAAGTATGGGGTCACCCACTTCGAGCGGTTCAAGGACATTGACTGGCCCCTCCAGAGGGGAAGGATCGAGAAGACGTGGCTGGCCCTCGGCAAGCCCGCCCTCGTCATCGACGCGACGGGCGTCGGCGACCCGATGGTGCAGGAGCTTCAGTACGCGGGGGTCTACATCGCGGAGGCGTTCCTTTTCACGGGCCTCTCGAAGCGACAGCTGGTAGAGTCTCTCGCTATGGCGTGCGACGAAGCGCTGCTGACGCTGCCCGACGAGCCGATCCTCCTCAACGAGATCGAAGCCTTCGAGATGACCGCGACGGCCGGCGGCAACGTCCGCTACGCCGCCCCCGAGGGGCAGCACGACGACTGCGTCATGGCGCTTGGGCTCGCCCTGCGCGGGGCCACGCGCTTCGGCGACCTCGGGATCAGCATCGGCAGGCTGCAATGATCCTCGACTTGGCAGAGTACCTGAGGTCGTCGTTAACGAGTGGAGGTGGGCCGATGCCCGAGAAGAAGAAGCCCGCACCGAAGGAGACGAAGCACGTCGACGCCGCAGCGCCCGCGCGCGAGACGATGGTC